CGAAGAAGTAGGTTACGAGGCCTATAAACTTACCTCGGCCGCAAAGGCTCAGGACTTTGTTTATGGAATTGAAAAAGCCATGAGTGATGGTTACTACGCTCCTGGCTTCCTTATGGCTCCGGAAGCCTACTCTGTCCTCTCCTACAGCGCAGATTCCGACCTCGCTTCGCTCAGCGAAGCTATGACCGAGCGCCTCAAGGTCACACAGACCTTGATCGCTGCGGCTGAAGGCCGGTTCGGTACGACCGAAGGCATCAGCAACACTCAGCACATCGCGCTGATTGACTGTGGCGGGGATATCGAAAATCTAGCCCAAGCCCAAGACGAACTTGACAAGATCAAGAGAATTGTGGGCGTTCCGTTCGGCCACGGTGCGTTCTATGCGCCGTATCTCAAGAACCTTAGCGATCGGTTTGTTCCGGCCAGCCCGTTTGTCGCAGGTATTGCCTGTAGCCGCTTCATTAACGAGGGTTTCCAGCAACCCCCGGCCGGTGCGAGATACCCGCTGCGCGGCGTGGTCGGTCTGAAGTTCAACATTACGGCACAGCAGCAAGAAGTCACTTACGCTCTGGGCCTCAACCCGATCCGGTCGCTTCCGAATCGCGGTATTGTGGTCTGGGGTTCACGGTCTCTGTCCAGCAATCCGCTGTTCAGATTCGTGAATACTCGGGTTATTCTGAACGTCCTGATCGACGTGATGAATCGTAGCTTCGACGACGTCTTGTTCGAGTCGATCGATAGTGGTAACACTGTGTTCTCGCTTGTCAGCTCGATTGCTAACCAAGTCCTGAACCAGTTCTACAGACAAGGCGCGCTGTACGGTAATCGTCCTGAACAGGCCTATTCGGTTATCTGTGGCGAGTCGAATAACAGCTCGACTCTTCTCGAGCTAGGTACGGTCCGTATGGATGCTTACGTTGCTACGAGCCCGACTCTGGAACGTCTGGCTATCACGATTGTCCGCACACCTCTCGGACAAGTTTCTCTGCTTTCTGACAGCTTTAGCCGTAATGAGGAAAGGTTTAGTGCGTTCTTGAACGCCACAAACCTGGGAGTTTAGGTTAAAGCTTAGTGATGGCAAGAAGAATTCACGCTAATCCGAGTAATCCGGTTGACTCTTCAGATTTAGTTCTGAACGATAGTCAACCGATTACTGAACAACAACCTAAACGGACCGTATACATCGAACTTTTTCGATCCGGTCCGCAGATCAGCTCGACTGGTCAGAAAATGACCTTTTCTGACCCCGATCTAGACCAGGTAGTGTCTTCGTACAACCCGAAGACCCACGAGGCTCCGCTGATTATCGGGCATGACCAGGATGATGGTACGCCTGCTTTGGGTTGGGTGCGTGAAGTCTGGCGAAAGGGCAAATCGCTGTGGGGTAAGGTCGAACTTACCCCTAAAGCCGAACGCCTGATTCGCGATGGGGTATTCAAAAAGGTAAGTAGCTCGTTCTACTTACCCGATGCCGATACCAATCCGACCCCCGGCCAGTTGGCACTGCGTCATCTCGGCCTTGTGTCCATACCTGCGGTGAAAGGTTTAACAGCCTTTTCCGAAGACAATACCGAAGGCTCGATAACAATTACTCCGAGGGAGTCTTCTATCTCATTCCAAGAAACTTTTCCTACTATGGCTAAAAGACAATCTGAAGCCCCCGACCAGAAAATTGTAGACCATGCTGACGGCCGGGGCATGACCATTAACGTCAACATCAATGGTCTGAAGGCGACAAATGAAGAAGGCGAGGCAGTTGAGAACTCTGGTTCCGCTGCTCCGTACGACATGGACTACGCCGACCAAAGCGACGACATGATGCCGGACCCTGGCATGGATCCGGAAGCAGAAGGTATGTCTTCGCTTTCCATGGTTGAAGGGCCGGATGGCAAAGAGATGGGCGACGAAGATGACGGCCAGGGCCCCCCGGTCGACTCTGACGGCGCAGGCCCGGATGGCGAAAGCGCAGCGCCTGAAGAAAACGTCGAAGACATGTCTGGCGACGAAGACGAGAAAGTTGCGGCCGACCTCGCATCGCAATATACCGAAGAGCAACTGATCATGGCTCTTTACAATCTTGCTCAAGGGTCATCTGAGGCCGATCAGAGCCAGATGGGCGAGCACTGCGGTTACGCTGAAGCTGAAGACGAAGTAGTCGAATTCAGCGAAGAGCCCGATCCGCTCGCAGCTAAAGTTGCCGAACTCGAAGAAGAGCTGGCCAGCCAGCGTCGTCTGATGAGACAGAAGGAGATCAGCGATTTCTGTGAGAAGCTGTATGACAACGGCAAGCTCACCGAACAAGTTGCTCCGAAGTCCGACCTGGTCCGGTTCATGGAGACTCTGAACGCACGGAACTCCGTGAACTTCAGTGAGACTGGCAAAGCCAGCCAGTTCGACTTCATGAAGAATGTGCTGGAGAATCTTCCGGCCATGGTTTCTTTCAACGAAGTGGTCACTCCGGCCACCGCGCCTCCTAAGAAGCCGAAGGCTCCGAAGCCCGATGCTGATGGCTATGTGTTCGATTCTCGCAACGCGGAAATCCACGCCAAAGCTATTAGTTATTCCGAACAAAATGGCACGGACTATATGTCCGCGCTCAAGCTCGTCCTCAACGAAGAGGGCTGAGCAAGATCCCTGTAACAACGGCAAGTAATTGCCGGCAAACAGACCGATGACAAGTCATCAAAGCGCTGTTTGTTCTGGTTACATGATGGGAGATATAACAACCGGCGCACGACTGATACGTCCTCGTGCGCTAATCACATAACGAACATGTCCTGATATGGCAACGAATCCTCGTTACATGTCGTTTGACCACAAGTACGTAGAGACCGTGACTGTCACGAGCGCTACGGCACTTGATAATGGTATCGAACGCTGCCGTTTTGTTAAGCGAGACGGCTCTTATCCTGCTGCGGCTGGTGCTTACGCTGCGGGCGTGAACATCCACAAGATCTATGGCCAAGGCGAACTGACCGAGAAAGGCTACGCCGTTGTTAACAACGACCTGACCGTTCTTACCGGTACGGTTGATATTTCTACCGCCGGCGTGGTTACCGGTACCGGTACTAACTTTGATCCTCAACTCAAAGTTGGCGACACCATCAAAGTTGGCGCTCAACTGTTCCGGGTTATGACTCGGACCAGCGACACCGCTGCGACCGTTCTGCCTGCTCCGGCTACGGCGATTACGGGCGGCACCGCCTACATCTGGCCCGGTACTTACGAAGGTAAGTCTAACCCCTCTACTACGCCCCGTCAGCCCGGTACTTTCCCGTACCAAGGCCTGATGAGCGTGGTGACCACGGGTATTGCGATTGTCGAGGTCGATTCGGCTTCTACGTTCGCTGTCGACGCTGCGGTCTACAGCAGCACGGCCGGTACTGCTTCCAGTACTGCGGGTGCCGGTGTGGTCCTGGGGCGCGCGCTTGACTCCATCACCGCAGCCGGTGCTGGTCAGTTCATCCGCGTCAAACTCGGTAACGAAGCTGGAGCCTGAGGAGAGTAACTAACTATGATGAACTTAGATCAGGTAAGGGTAATTGACCCCATCCTCACCCAAATCGCACAGGGTTACAAGAACACTGACGGTGTGGCGACTTTCTTCGCCCCCGCTGTGTCCATGAGTGTTCGCGCTGGTCGTACGCTGGTTTTCGGTAAAGAAGCTTTTGCTGCTCAAACCTTCCTGCGTGCTCCGGGCGCTAACATCCAGAAGATCCAGAACGAATTCGGCACCCGCAGCTTCGCGCTGCGTCAAGAAGCTATTTCTTGGCAGATCGCCGAAGAAGTGGCCGCAGAAGCCAGAAACGGCGCTGCTGCTATCGATCTTCGCGCTTATGCAGCCAAGGACGCAGCCAATCGTCTCATGCAGTCCTGGGAAGTTCAGGTGGCCAGCAAGGTCCTTGACGTCACCCAGTACGAAGCCGGCAACATCCTCGATCTGGCCAGCTACAACAGTGGCGCCGATCAGTTCAACAATCCGACCTCGGACATCGAAGTCCTGATGGATGCGATGAAAGAACAGATCCGTAGCCAGATCGGTTGCTATCCCAACAAGATGGTCATTTCTCCCGATGCCTTCAACGCACTGAAGCGCAACAAGAGAATCCGTGACTTCATGCAGCGCGGTGTGCTGGTGAACGAGAAGACTCTGGCCGAAATCTTCGGTCTTGATGAAATTCGTGTCGCCCGTCGCCTCAAGCTGAACACGGAGAACAACGAACTGGATAACATCTATAACAACGTTGCTATTCTGTTCTACCATCCCAGTGGCAGCACTGACGGTTTCACCCCCGCTCTCGATGCGAACTACGGTACGCCTGCTTTTGCGTATACCTATACGCTGGCTGGCTATCCTATCTCCACTCCCGAGCGTTTCAACATCGATCGCCGTGTGTTCGAAGGTGACATCCTTGTCGAGCGTAGCTTCGAGCTCGTCGGCATGGGCGAAACCGCTCGTTGTGGCGCTGGCGCGGTGTTCCTGAACCCTGTCGGTACTTACTGAGTCGTTTAACTACGACGATTCGGCCCGCTAATCAGCGGGCTTTTTTTTTATGTTGAAAGCTAAGTAGTAGACTATTAAACGATGAGTCCGTATACTCCGCCTCCAGACTCGTTCGGGGTAGCAAATAACTGCAGCCCTGCGACCGTAGACTATTTTATCGAGGTTTTTGGATTCAACGAGGCTCTGGAACTCAGTAGACTGGAAGATCCGACTTCGAATACGATAAATTACCAGCGTATTCAAGTCGCACTGAACGATAGCGCGACGTTAATCAATAACTACATTGAGACGGCTCCGCCGCAAGGTAAATTACTGATTGCGGGCTCGTATCGTCGTACTCAGGCCATATTGGCCCGTTGGTACTTGGATACGCTGCGTCCGCGTCAGCAAGTAGTCGATGCGGCCGATGCGGCGCTCAAACAACTCGACCTGTGGGCAAGTAAGGCCAGTCCGTCTAGCGGAATGAAGTGGCAAGAAGCGTATAGATACTGGACCAGCAACTGCGCGATGGTTATGTCAAGCACGCAAAGAGATCGCTCACTCACCGACACATCGCTGGCACGTTGGGAGATGCGCTGGGGTACTAATAACCGCTGGAACCCGTATAAGCGGAAAAACGCCGTGGTCATTGACAGTATCAATAACCGCGATCCGAGCGGAGCAATCGATCGGAAAAGTCCGACTCTTATCGGAGATAGTGCGTTGGAAATGAACAAGTTGTTCGATGACCTGGAGACTACGCGCGATGTAGCCTCGTTTTCTGACACACAAAACGCGGTTACGCCGGATGAAGGTGATGTGCTGGTAGTCGAGGATACGGACGGCAACATGACTACGGGTGGATTACAAGAAGCAGATAGCTTCTGAACACTACTGATGAGGTATTGAGATGATCGGATCTGATGAAAATCAAAGCTACGGGTACGACCCGTTAAGCCCGGGCATGCCGGGAGGGTCGAGTATGGTCACAATCTACCCGCGTGCGAGCAGCACGGGCTGTAGCTACAACGCTAACGGCATGCTCGGACTGACTCATGAGAGTTTTGGTGTGTTTCCGGACAGCACGCCGTACAAACAAACTGCGTCGGAACTCCGGCAGTACATTATAAATCTCGAAGCGACCAGGAAGTTAAAAGACCTGGCCGATGTGAGTTTTCAACGTTCACCGGTTCCGGGTGATATTTTGGCGTACAACTACACCACGGGTTTGTGGGAGCTCTTGGATTTCGTCTCAGGCGGCGCGTTTTAGTCCGATCACTCCGGACAAGCGCTTGAGCTTCTTGTTGTTCTTTTTATTCCTACGCAAAATAACTTGTGCCTCGGTGCGGGTCAGGGCTTGTTCGGCCCGTACCATCAGGTCGATGGTCTTGTGAACGTAGTGGTTCCGGTCTTTCATAGTTTAGATGCCAGATCGATACAGATGTCACCCCAGTCCAGAATATCACGCTTTCTGAAGTACTGGGAGATCGGGACCTCAAGGTCCAGGACCCGCTTACCGGTGTCCAGCCTCTCCATTCTGAGGTAGCCGAGGGTCGGCAGTTGCTCGAGAACGTAACAATTGTACGTATCGTCCAGAGTGTTTGACCAGATAACCTTGGAGTCCATGACTTTGCTTGCCTATCTTAGCTTTCAACGTTGAAAGCTAAGAAGGACACAAGCCATGTTACTGGAGATTGAAAACCAACTTCACAGACGGGTTCACTCGACCTTAGGTCAGAGTGCGGTTGTGCTTCGGCTGGCCGAAGAACTTGATCAGTCCGGTCGAGTAGCCGAGCAGGCCATGGTAATTGTGTCTTTTACCGGAGCGGATACGAGTAATCCGAACAAAGGTGCGTACATTCCGACTGTTCGTACTCGGACTCTTACTTACACGCTCACTTTAGTACAGAAGCAGACACAGAGAGAAGGACATTCATTCTGCCTACCTATTCTCGATCTTCTGGCCGATTCGGTTACGGGCTGGGTCCCTGAAATACCCGGACTTGAGTTCCAAACCGGATTTGAACTGGGGCCGGAAAAGTTTGTCCAAATGACAAAAGAAGCAGCTCAGTTCATCTACGAACAGACCTATACGATCGAAGTGCTGATGCACGACGGTCGCTTCTACAGCCAGCCGTGCGCGGCATTCGACCCGGTCAAGGTCTCAGACTTCTTGCCGACACGTAAATGCTTGGTGACCCCGGGAGAAGGCAGGCAGACCGGCCTGGCTGTCTGGCGCAGACAGACCGGTGTCGATGAGTTCGAGAAGTTTGTGGTCGAAGATATCCGCTGCGGCAGACTGATTGGTGACAATCTCGATGTTCAGTGTACGAACCCGGGCGACGGAACTGCGACGTATGTTTTCATTCCGATCACAGCGGTTAAACCGGACGGAACAATTGACCAGACCAAAGTAATAACCGGCACGCTTTCCGATGTCTGGAAATGTACGCGCCGCGGTATAGACAGCGGATCGGAAATACCGCCCTGGTTCAAGCTGAATGTCGAGTTTGGGTTGTGGCGAAATAATATCGACACAGTTCCGAATACACAGCCGGATACTAGCGCGTATATGCCGATTGAATTTGAGGTGAACAGAGAGTATAATGAGAAGCCGGTCACCTAGCCCTTCTCCGTACCCCCGCTCTCCCTACTACTATGGAAACCGAATTCAT